TCATATTACCCTTATGAAATTTGATCAAACTATACAGAACATTGCTGAATCTCTTTACGAGCTTGAAACTGAAGTAAATCAGGATTTTCAGAACTGGAAAGCATCTAATCCTAAGCTAGCTGCAACCGGTAGTGCGTATCTTCACTTTAAGAAGGGTCGTACTGATGACACGTATGCGGGCGGTAAGCGGGGTCGTCCGAGTAAATCTGGAATAGTAGGGTCGCCTGTAGCTGCTGACGTGTCTGCTCCTGTAGTAGAACCCGCAGCTCGTTATAGAGAATTACCCGCTACTCTTGCAACTAAGAATAAAGTTGAAGAGATTTTTAATGCGGATCCTGGTGTTGGACTTGAAGAGGTTATGACCCGGGTTAAAGCAGATGCAGAAAACGGTGAAAACCTGAACACTGATGATGACGTCATCGTTAGTGCGTATAATGAACTCGCACAGGGACGTTCCGGGGAAACTAGTGGCGCTCTAGGAGAGCCAGCGATTGATTCAGAAGAGCAGAAGAGACTTGCACGTCATGCTGCTATTCGGGCAGCTATGGCTCGTCGCGGTATGAAGACTGCTGATCCGGAAGTCTTGGCTAGTCGTTTAGGCCGTAAAAAATTTACCTCAAAGCGTAAGCCTGAGGGTACGCCTGGTGCAGAAGAGATTGATATTCCTGCTGGAGATATTGAAGATATTGAAGGTGTGACTGGAAGAAAAGGCCGTCCTACTGACTCTGAGGACTGAGATACTTTTCTGTAAGTACGACGAATTTCATTCCTTTTTTAGCCGCGTAATCAGACGCGGCTTTCCATTTGCACTGATTCTTCTCGTACATTAAATTCTCGTACAGTACCGTGCTAGATTTTTTGCGGCTAGATTGTTTTGGTGGTAAAGTCTGACAGTGGGGTTTAAGTTCAATTAAGTATTTTTGTATATTGCCATTACTATCTTTAATTGCTGCAATTAAATCTACATAATATTTGTGTACTTTACTATCAACACTAAAATAGTAAGGCACTACTATACCTTCGCTCGCCCACGCCGTTACATTAGAGTTTTTATCAAAAAAAAGAAAAAAATCACGCTCTAAAGCTGAACGAAAGATAGGATTACTTGCACCCATATATTTTTCCTTGTTTATAGGGGTGTAAATACCCTGTATAAATTTAGAGCTTTTCATTTATTATATTTAATTGTATGGTTTCTCAAAATCTAGTCGTGCAGACGTTTTTTAGATGTTGCAAACGTCCAACATATAAGAAAAACACAAGTACTTACACCGGAGAATGTCCATACTGCCATGAAGGTAAAAGTACTGGTAAAAAACGTAGATTCTTCTATATTCCAGAAGACGAATATCTATACTGCCATAATTGCTCAATTACAAAAAGTACTTTAGATTTTGTAAAAGATATGACTGGCATGTCTTTACCGGAGGTATTAGCTGAATCAGAAGTACAAGCTGACACTCTTTCAGATATAGTTAAAAGAACTGAAGCTTATAAGAAGAGCAACCCCAATGCGCTTCCTTACGATAGTATTAATCTTTATGATGAAACACAGTTAGCGTTTTATAAAGAGAATAAAGCTATAAAAGATGCACTTGAGTTTATAAAAAAGAGAAGACTAAATACAGCTATAAATAAGCCTAAAACTCTGTGGTTAAGTCTTGTAGATAGTGTGCATAAAAATAGAGTTGTTTTTCCTTTTTATAATTTAGAAAAAAATGCAAAGGTAATGTTTTACCAATCTCGGGCTCTGTATAAAGAAGACGAAGAAATAGCTAAATACTTGTCTAAATCAAATAGCGATAAATATATTTTTAATTTAGATAAGGTTTCGCCTGATATAGATTATATATTTTTACAGGAAGGCCCTATTGATGCTATGTTCTTACGTAATAGTGTAGCACTGGCTGGTATACACCCTACAGATACGCAAGTAGAACTGCTAAAAACATACTTTCCGATGCATACTTTAATATATGTAATGGATAATCAGTGGGTTGATAAAGCTTCCTATGAAACTACAAAAAAATTACTCGAAAGAGATGAAACAGTTTTTATATGGCCTAAGGAATTAGCAGCATATAAAGATTTAAATGAAATTTGTATAGAACAGAAAGTAGACGAAATACCTTACAATTTTATTATAAAAAATGCCTTTAAAGGTATGAAAGGTAGACTACAATATTCTCAAATTAAATGCAAACAACCTTAATTGCAGTAACTAAACCTTTAACTACACTTGGAGTGCCTTTGACTCCAGAAGAATTTATTGTGTATATAGCTAGGGTTAGTAATCCTGCCAATCAATTTAATACAGATACAGGACATAAACTCATACGTTATCTTATTAAGCATAAACACTGGTCTCCTTTTGAACATGTTTCATGTACTTTTGAAATAAAAACATCTCGAGCTATTGCTGCTCAGATTTTGCGGCACCGCTCATTTACATTTCAGGAATTTAGCCAAAGATATGCTCAAGCTACTGAACTTGAACCTGTTGAGTGGCGTAAGCAAGGAAAAACAAATAGACAAGTAGGAGATGAAGCGATTATTCTACCTTCTCATCTTCAATACGCTGTTGATGAAGCACAACGCAATACTAAGGCACTGTATGACCAGCTTATTAATGAAGGCGTTGCTAAAGAAACAGCTAGAATGATTCTGCCACTTAATACTCGGACTACAATTTATATGTCTGGTACTTTACGTAGTTGGATTCATTATCTTGAACTGCGTTGTGAAGAAGGCACGCAAAAAGAACATAGAGATATTGCTCTAGACATAAAAAAAGGTCTCGAAGAATTGTTTCCCGAGACCTTTAAAGCCTTGAATGAGTTAGCTTTGAATGAGTCTACTCAGCGTGCCGTTGCGTCGTGAATTTTTTTCTGGGAGCCGGTAACGACAGTCTTGAAGAGTTCTGCTAAAGCACGAAGCTTTTCAGCGATATCTGTAATTTGTTTTTCCTTACGACGTACAATACCTTTAAACGGAATAGAGTTTCTCATTTCAAGAGCATTAATTTGAGAATTTAAGCTATTTTCATCCATACCATTAATAAATGTAGCCATGTCCTCTAATTTTTTAATCCATTCACGAGCTTTCTGTACGCCTTCAGTATCGAGCTTTAAAGCAGGGTTTTGAGCTGCATCAAAATCTCCAGGTTCAGTCCCTTTATCTAAAGATTTAGCCCAAACATCTGCATCGCTTGGTTCCGGTGTTGGTTCTGGAGCAGGAGCAGGTGCAGCTCTACGACGAGCTTCAGCATCTAAACCGAAATTTTCTTTATGCATTTGTTTAGCTACTTTTTTACCAATTTCATGCCCTTTTTTAACAACACTTTTTGGTAAGTCGTGGTGTTTTGTAACACCAGCTTGTTTCTTAGCGGCGGCCATCCCTACAGCGTAAGGTGACATTGACTTTTTTTCCTTTACTTCTACGGTCTTACCGTCAATTTCAAATGAACTATCACCAGCAGCTTTAGCTGCAGCTAATTTGCCCGTAAACTCATTACCTTCTTTATCAATTTTTTTCTTACCAGCGCGAAGCTTTTTAAAATCAGCACCGGTTAGCTTGCCATACGGAGGTGCAACATCTAAATTTTTCTGGTTACCCTTTAATTCTTCTTTTGTAAGGGATTCATTAAAAGCAGCTTCGAACATGTTCTTCATAATATACAATATTTACTGTTTTACATTGAATTTCTATTATATTTTACTATCATAAGCCTATGTCAAAAGCTCTTGTAATTCTTTCAGGTGGTATGGATAGTTCTATTCTTTTACATCATGTAGCCAAACGTTTAAGCCACGACGAGGTGTATGCGATTACCTTTAACTATGGGCAACGTATTATCCGGGAAATCGAATGTGCTAAATCCCAGGCCTTAGATATCGGGGTAACTGAACATAAGATTATTAATATGGATTTCTTTAGAGAAATCTCAAAGATGTCAGCTCTTACCAACACCGATCTCAAAATTCCAAAAGCTCGAGAAGATATCGGTAATGCACAACCGCTTAGTTACGTACCTTTTAGAAACCTATTACTCTTAACCACTGCCGCGGGGTGGGCAGAAAGTATTGGGGCTAGCGATCTATATTACGGAGCAGTACAAACCGATGATTTTTCTGGTTATTGGGACTGTACTTCGTTGTTCCTTAACAAGGTGAACGACGTGTACGGTCTTAACCGTAAAAATGTAATAAAGGTTAATGCGCCTTTTATGTCATGGTCTAAGGACCGGGTTGTAAAGGAAGGCATTGACTTAAATGTTAATTTTTTAAGGACTCATACCTGTTACGAGGGCCATGAAGTTGCGTGCGGAGAATGTGTTTCTTGTTCTGCACGAATTAAAGCATTTATTGATAATAAAACTATTGATCCTGTACCTTACGCAAAGGAAATACCCTGGAAAAAATTTGACTGTGTAGTATATTAATAATATGTGCGGTATATCCGGTTCAGTAAACAAAAATAAAGCGTTTAAGTTCTACCAAGACAATCTTAATAGAGGTTATTATAGCTCCGGTTCCCTTGTCTTAGACGATCTTGGTATGTGGGTATGTGAAAAAACATTGGGAGAGTTTAAATACCCTTCTGAACCTGCTTGCGTGCCTGCAATACACGTTGAAGGTATGTATTATCTTTACCATTCTCGTGGCCCTACTGTTGAAACTAAATCTTTTGATGAATTTAATAATCATCCGTTTTTTTATGGTAGCTGGATTGTCGCGCATAACGGTATCATCAGTAACTTTGAAAAGCTAGCTAAAGAACATTTCTCAAGTGAAAATTTGACTGGCAGAACTGACAGCTGTATTATACCTCGGTTGCTGGAATTATACGGTATTGATAACGGACCTGAAAAGCTAGAGGGTACATTTGCTTTTTGGGCATATAATATTTGTACAAAAAATTTATATTTAGTTCGTAATTCTTGTACGTTATTTGCAAACTTAAATACAGGGGACTTTTCCTCTACTGAATTCGAAAGCAGTGTAGCTTTAGAAGAGGGTAAGCTTTATAAAGTAAACTACGAGGAGACAGCACAGGACAGCCGTATAAAATGTATTAAGGCATTTAACTTCAAGTCTCCATATTTTATACTCTAAGTATAATGTATGGCGAATGAGGCAATAGATTATATAAATAGAGATATAGTAAACGTAAAAGAAGATTTACGCACTATAAGTAAGCTCGTACGAGACGGCAACGGCCAACCAAGCCTCATTCAGCAAGTAACAATGCTACAGAGCGATATCGGTCGATTAGAAATAGAAATTAAAGAGCAAATTATAAGTTTGCAAAGCTCTGTAGATACAATAAAATCAAAAGAAAAAGAAAGAAGCACCCTTAATTGGCAATTTAAAACCGCCATAGGGGTAGCAATAATAACAAGCTTTACGTCTATATTTTTGCATTATATGGACAGTAATAGAGCCCCTGACAGTACAGAAAAAATACTTCAGCAGTTAGTAGAAAAAATAGATAAACTACCCAAAAAATAAGTAGATTTATTTTTTTACTCTTCTATTATAACAAATTATATGAAGGGTGTACAGTTTACAATAGAAGAAAAACAACTTTTAATAGAGGCCTTACTTTTTACTGCTAGTTGTGATGTATGTAGTGATCACACAAATAAGCATAGAGTTGATATGGTCAGTTTAGCTGAAAAGCTAAACGATCCAGGTCAAAAGCTTTATAATATATATTTGTATGAGACTGATATCTTAGAGGATAAAGTAATTACTGAAAATATAAAGAAAAAATTTACTAATTTACCTCGACAGACAGTTATTACCGATTAATGAAAATTGTGCTCGTATACGCCTCTCAAGCGGAGGATAGTAAATCTATACAAGAAAAATACGGAGAATACTGTATAGTTAATAGTGAACGTCTTCATGAGGTTACCTGTTTAGGCTCATATAATAATTACCACTCGCTTGCTAGAGTGTATAATTCTTTTATTAATGAAGGAGAATATATAACAGTACTAACGCACGATGATTTGCTAATTAGGGATAAAAACTGGATCGAAAAGCTAAAAGAGGCGCTTGAAAAGTATGATGTAGTAGGTCTAGCAGGCGGTAGCAGTGCAAAAATTACACCCCCTTGTCTGTGGCATCTTATGTGTCCGTCAGATACGCATAGAGGTTGTGTAAGTCATGTAAATGAAAACCGCAAGGGTACGTTTGTAACTAATTTCGGTAAACAAGGACGGGTTTTACTTTTAGATGGTTTGTTCTTGGCTTTTAAGTCAAAAAAACTATTTGAAGCAGGTGTAAAATTTGACGAGTCTAACCCTGCTAAGTTTCATTTTTACGATATTGATTTTTGCATGACTTGTAACAGTAAGAAACTCAAGCTTGGTACAGCATACATTGATGTGGTGCACAATTCTCACGGCCTGAGAAAATATACAGAAGAATGGAAATCCGGACAAGCATGGTTTATGCAAAAATTTGCTGATGGAAAATATAATTTTTAACATTAAAATACACACATATGATTATTAACGATCAAAAAGTATACGACGGTTCTTTTATTCACAAACGCTTTGCGTATAAATACTTTAGAGACAAGACTCTAGCAGTAGGTAATATTGTTTCTTTTGTGGCGCCTGTTGAGGTTACTCTTAACCTTATTGACCTTGAAGACTCTCTTGAAAAGGATTACATCTATAGCGACAGTATGGTAAATTTTTGCTGGGAAATTCCAAATCTCGATCCGTTTGGCGCGGTCTGTTTCCAGAGATTGTTCAACACTAATGTTGCTAATATTTTGCACAATATTATTAAGAAGCCTATTCAAATGAAGGGAGATGATATTATTGTTCATGCTGAGCATAACCAAGGTGGTATTGTTCAACAAAAAGGTAAATCTTCAGTTAGTATTACCTATTCTAAGGATAATGTCGCTATCGGTCACACAGGTATTAATATTACTGCAGGTAAAAAAGCTCCTGCATTTGCATATAGTACAAATTTGACTCCAGAACAGACAGCTCAGTTTCAATCTGACGTAATTAATCTGTATTATGGTATGGTGGATAATATCTTTGTTGCTACAAGTAAGGTTATTGTGTAATGTTTAATTATCTTAATTCTATACTTTACAAAAATAAGGCTGATATTCAAAATCTCAATGAAGATGCTGAATTTCAGCCTTTTCTTATGCAAAGATGGTGTACTATGCATTCAACTGAAGTAACCACCCTTGTTAACGAAACTACTAATAGGTACTGGTCGGTATTAGATGATAAGAAAACATGGTATGCCGCGCTAGATACGGTTATACCACGTTGTAAATTCAAAAAAATTGCATATCTTAAGAAAACTAAAAAAGACTTAGACGGCAAAGAAAGAGAATACATACAAAAAATTGCAAACTCGCTTGAAATTTCTAGCCGAGAGCTAATTAACTACATAAAAGAAAACGACCTCGAAATTAAACTATCTAAAAACAATGACTAGCGAAGCACTTAAACAAAAATACAAAGATCTCAGTAAAGAAGACAAGAAAATTGTTGATCAAACAACTGAAGATATTGGTACTGACAAGGTTAAAGGCCTTGTGCGTATAGAAAACTATTTGACCAGTGATTTAAATATGACTGGTTGGACATTAACTGCAGTACTTGATGACATTTTAATGTGTCAATTTGTAGATATTAACGAAGACGGTACTATGGTTAAGAGAGGGGATATCTGGGTACCGATTAATGCAGTTAACCAAGCCTGGCGAGTCGCGAAAGTACTTTTGGCTGGTCCTAGAGCTAAAATTAAGCCTAATCAATACGTTATCTTTCCAAGTACTTTCGGTATGAAAGCAGCTAACATAAATAATTTAAAACACATTGTGTTTCTTAACGAAGATCGTATTTTTGGTGTTGCTGAACCAGAGAAGAAATGAAATTATCCCAGGGAGGTCTAATAGAACTATTAAATAGTAATGCGGTCGAGCTTAAATTTAACCGCCGTAGACCTCTCCCTGGTAATGTTTCTCGTAGAATGCTGGCTACTAATGATACTAATTTGTTGATGAGCCCGCAAGGTAAAATAGCGTTAAACTGGCATTCAGCACCCGGAAACTTAAAATTTAACCCTAGTGAAAAAGGCTTAGTCATGACCTGGGACATTTTCATGCAGGATTATAGATTAATCCCTGTAGAAAACGTAGATGTAGTTAGTGTAATAAAGACTACACCTCCCGAAGAGTTTTGGATATACTTTAATCAAGTTCTTGCTAAGATGTCCCCAAGCGATAAGGACTCTTTTATGAAGAAATGACTGAAAATATTGATAGTTTTATTAAACCATTACTGCAAAAAGAAGTAGCTTTTAACTTTAAGCATAAAACTTACAAGCGCGG